CTCACATGCTGTGGCGAGTTTATGTAGACCGCGAAGAAGCGGCCCGCATCTGTTAAGGATGTGTCGAACAGGGGGCTGATGGGTACCCCGGAAACCGAGAAGATCAGGCACTCGGCAGTTCGTTTCAGGATACACCGCGAGCGCGGTCAATTTCCTGTTGCTTTTTACCGTTCCCTCCCGTTGGAAGTTAGGGAGCAGTCCCGTGCTGGCAGGCTCAAGCCGAAAACCCAGCCCCAAACTGTTGCCTTTTAGGGGGGACGAGTAAGCCTACGTAAAGCATCATCCGGATCAGCACTGAGCTGGATTCGTTGGCCAAATACCCAGAAAAGATCTCGGTGGATTTCAGGTCCACCGGTTCGAACAGGGTGCCTTTGATGCGTAGCGTGGTTGAAAGTAACCTTGAATAGTTACTTGTGACAGTGTTACCACCGTGAGGGGGGACCGGTCGCCCCGGACCAGGCCCGCCAATTACACTGTTGCTCCAAACCTTCCAACTGATGCCGGTCATGTGACCGGCTAGGGTGTGCGTCCGCCCGAAACTAAAGTCGTGCCTTTCCTGTTGTGGGCCAAACAACAGGTGCTAGCATTTAAGAATGCACATGTCTTCCAATAATTTAGAACCGAAGACGTCGCCTTCTCACGGGGGCAACCAGAGCGAACTGGTGAAAGAAAACGCGACCAACAAGCCGGCGAATGACGACGCCGGGGAAAGAAATGTCACCCAGACTGCACTGGCGAAAGAAAAGGGTGGTGCCGCGCCCTGGGGGGGTCAGGTCGAGAAGAGACATGTCTCCTTCAGTGGCATTCAAAAGGAGCAGGGGGCGGAGTGGGAAGAGAAGTACCCCGCCAAGGGGGAGAGTGGGCTCGGGCAGCAGGTTGGGGACCTGACCAATGGGCTCATCAACTTCAAGTTTGCTCCTTATTTACACAAGCAGTACCGTTTGGCAAGGGGCAGAGCGAACGCTGAGGCGGCCCTTCGCGCGCTCGCTGCTTACTCCACCACCACTTTGGGCTCATCACAACAGCATTTGCCGAGTCGTGCCTGGGACACAGTCCGCTCCATGCCTGAAGGCACGCGCACGCAACACGCCACTGCTGCATTGACGTCGATGCTAGGCCCGCAGCCCATTGACGAGGTGCGCTCTTATTTGCGCTACCTCAAGAAGCTGCATCCTCCTGCTGGGGATGATGATCCGGCGCGTGCGGCGCTCAACGACTTGCCAGACACGTGTACTTGGAATGAGGCGGTGACCGCTATGACGAAGTCCATCAAGCTGCAGGACGGCAAGCCAGTGACTCGTCAATGTTCGGTATGCGACAAAGATATTGAGCTGCCGCGATCAGCCGTTGGTGCGGGACGCATCTACGTTTGCCGCACATGCGCCGCCAAGCAAGCAGACAAACCGCCTGCCGAAAAGGTGGCGACGCCGACAGCGGCCGAGCGCAAAAACAAGGTCAAAGCCATGGCCGCCAGCGATAGACGCAGAGCTGCCGCTAAGGGTGCGCTGCTCAACCGGCTGAAGTCACTTGAGGGCAAGCCCGCCGCTGCCGCTCTCGAGCGTTTGCCTGCCACCACCCGGGCTATGGATGTGCCATTTCACAGTCGCTCGCCGGAGCGCAAGGAGGCGGACATCAGCGTTTCCAAAGAAGCGGCGCCGCCAGCCGGAGAGGAGATCGAGACTGCGGCCGAGCCTGATAAGACAGCCTGGTGTGAGGACTTGATCAAAACCGGCCGCTGCATTAAAGGAAGTGTGTGCGAGTTCAAGCATTTGAGCCCGGGGACTAAGCCACACGTTCAAATGACCCTCGATCCAGAGCCGGTAACCTCACCTGGGGACCATTTCAGAGAACGTCGGGACCCATATTTGGGGGCCAATCCTGAAAACCATCACCTGCGGGTCTTGGAGCCGTTGCCCGAGGCTTGGGCCGATTACGACGTGCCGGAGTGCAGAGTGCTCGGTATCAAAGCCTTGAGCAGCATGCCAACTGAAGCGCGAAACCGGCATCTGCGCACGCCATTGGGGGCTTTCATTGACTATGACACAACCAAGAAAGTGCGTCTGCTAACTAGCGTCGTGGAGGCTATGCGAGAGCACTTCCTGTTCAGTCCTGCGAGCATGGAGGTGGGCGAGTTCTATGTTGGTTGCCATAGGTGTGTGCGATTGACAGTGAACCTGCGCATAACGGCAGCAGAGGTCAAGCGCCACAAACACTACGCCACGTTGCTTGGGTGGTACGATCAGCGACATAACGAGGACGTTGCCAGAGTCCATGGTGAGGCGTGGAACTTGTCGCGCGCTCTCAAGGTTTTGGCCTTGGCCAAGCGTTGGCCTGTGACCACGGGACTGGCTGCGGGTGTGGTGACTTTGGCCGCCACCACAGGACTGCGCTTGGCGCAGCAAAGCGCTCGCATCAGCCAACTTGCAGAGGTGAATTACGCTTTGGCCTCTGCGTTGGCGCCCAAATTGCGAGCCGTCACGTTTGCCGGCGATGTGGCAAGGGCGGCTAGTTTTGCAGGTGATGTTTGGACCAATGCGGCCGATCTAGCCAGCGCCTGGACTGAGGAGCAGGTCTGGCAGGAAGCCCGCAAGTCTCATCATTTTGGTGGGGACTTGAGAGCTTCAGTCCACTCCCTGGTCGACCGCACCGCCAATGCCGTTGCATCGCCTCGGAGCACCATCCACTCGCTCATTGACCGCACCCTCAACAATGGGCCTGGCGTGACGTTAGAGGCAGCATTGAACAGGGCGGTTCATGGCCCACGCGCTCTGTTGTCGGACTCTTCGTTTGTCAACACCTTCTTTAAATCCTTTTATGGCACATGTCTGGAGGAGGTGTTAAAACACCCGGAGCAGCTCGCTGCGTCCACTGGCACCAAAGTTTTTGTCACAGGGCTATCTGTCACCAACACCATTGTGGTGATTGAAGCTCTGTCCACGGTGCTGGCGTTTATGGGAGCGACCGTGGAAGAGTTTTGGG